CTCCGAGTAAATGTTCGTACTCATCTTGAGTATAGTTATTGCAAGTAAAGCAGTAAGCTTTCTTTTTAGTAGGCATTGAAATTATGAAAGCAAACAAGTTTATTTATAATATCAAGTAGGGGGGGGGCTGAGAGGTAATAATAGCTCTCAGCCCTAAATCCAGCCGTTAAATTTTTTGATCTAACGGTCCTTATTACACATAAAAGTCAATGACTTGGTGGCTACGCCACTTATTTAATATTATCTAAATAGCATCTCCACTGAATGACGCATTCATGTAACGTGTCACTTGCACAGTGGTTGGTGTTGCGGCGCCAGAGGCGTTACTTGCAAGAATAAACCAGAAGTAACGATGAAATCCGTTGACATATTCTCCTTGATCATGCTTCTGGATTGGCTTGCGGTACTTTATTTCAACAGAGTTGTTATTATCAATTAAAAAATCCCAACGTTTTATTATTCTACCTACACGACTTTTAAAGTCTTGAATTAATGATGGGTCCCATCCAAGTGCTACTGTGGCGGGAATTGCAGCTCCATCAAATCTTTCACCTGTCTTAATTAAATATACTTCTGCTCTGATATTGTCAAAGTCAACTGCATCATTGGTGTTACCTATGATTAACCCTAGTGTTCCACCACGGAATATTATATCACCTGCAAAACCTGGGGCTAACACCCCTGAATCTTCACCCAGTGCACCACCGGCAGCTTGCCAAAATGGTGCAGCTGTATTATCATCTGCTGACAAGTACCTAACATCGGACACAGCAGGACTAGCAAGCGTTGGATAATTAAAAGTAATAGCCCATGCTGACCTATAATGACTTTTCTGTAGTGAGTTCTTCCATAACATGGAATTCCATGATTTCTTTGATATCTTTTTACCTTTGAAACCAAAGGTTCTACCAGCACCGGTTTGTGTTGTTAACGTCGTTGAACGACCACCACCGTATGAACGTTTTTTACGATAACCAGTTCTACGTTTTTTAGCAGCCCAAGATTTCTTGGGAGCATAAACTCTCTTACGTTTATATGCCATAGATAATTAATCGTCCGGTTTCCTTTAGTTTTTTAATGTCAGGTTTACTATTTATAGATTTTTACCATGGCTTCGCCCTGTTTTCTCGGTCAAGGAGGTTTTGACATGTAAATGCACGGGGTCAGTATTATTATTTAAATATTATATATTATTTCATTTCTTCAATTACAATACGACGATACAACGCAGGTAACTGCGGATTAAGTTCACCAGCAAATGAAAAACACTTTTCAGGATGAAAATTACTAGTAACACAGAACTTAGACGCACGCAAAGGCAACATACCACCTTTGGATTCTACATAACACTTATATCTATCAAACCAGCGTAGTAAGTGATTAATATCGATACCACTAGGACCAAAATCATCAATAATGACTTCATTCTCCAACATGTATCCATTCCACCACTTCGTTCTGGGATCTTTAACATATGCATCAGGATAACTATCATGTGCTCGCCTGCTTTTACCAACTCCAGGAGGACCATACAACCATAAACAATAAATATTACTTCTAGAAGAAGGTTCTTGTAACGTCATATAGTTTCGTAACAAAGAGTGTCCACTGAAATACCAGGTTCCTGGATATTCACTAGCGAATCGAGCCATACCTGGTCTTCCATGGTGAAGTTCTGATTGAAATCGTTCAGCAATATATTCTCTAGATTGCTGGCTGAGCTCTTGAGTGGGGAGGGTCCCAAACTCTTCAAAGTTTCCATCCTTAGAACAATATCTGCGATTTGCGTCTGCATCACCTGCTGCGACTTGCACATGGCAGCGAGGGAGATGTCTATCCTTGACAGTTTTGAACTGATATGCTCGTGTAAACACAATATATCCTTGGATGTGTGGAGTTCCTGATCCTCCAATCTCGCGACCAAGGATTGCATAGTTCGAGAGAGTTTTACAAACTCCGAGTAAATGTTCGTACTCATCTTGAGTATAGTTATTGCAAGTAAAGCAGTAAGCTTTCTTTTTAGTAGGCATTGAAATTATGAAAGCAAACAAGTTTATTTATAATATCAAGTAGGGGGGGGG